TGAAAGTTCAACTGAAAGGTATGCGGTGGTGGACGGCGAATCTCTTATGTCAACATCAATAAAATATTCGTAATTGTCCTTAAAATTTTGCTTTAATTCAAAAACCTTTTTCCTTATAGCCTTTGTAAAATTGCAAATTTCCCTTTTGTAATCAACAGCGCTCAATTGTCCCTGTAATTCAACCCAACATTGTAATTCAACTTTCGTAATACCGTTTTTCTTAATAATCTTGCTCTGAAAATTATCATCTATTGTCATATAAATAATTGTTATATAAACAAATATAAGTAAAACTATTCGTTTATTAAACTATTTTTCAAACTAATTAAATTAATTAAATTATCAACTTCATATTGATTCTTTAATTGTGTTTCATAGATTTTTTCCTTCGTCTTATAAATTAACATTTTAGTTTCATCGTCCGAAGCCTCGTTTAATTTATTGTCAAGGACACTTAAACATTCTTCGCTAATCTGCTTGAAAACTGTTTCGGGGTTATCTATGAAGTTTTTAGCCAAAGAAAGCTCTTCTTCTGAAAATTGAGATAAATCTAAATTGTTTTTTACATTTTTAGATTTGATGTGCTCATAAATCATTTTCTTGCTTTCATTGTACTCGACAAAATTCAAAGCATTGCGCTCTTCAAATAAAACGATACTGATACTTTTTTCTAAATCAGTAAGTTCCAAATTATTTAATTTAGAAGATAAACCCTTCAAATCACTTTTATCTATGGAATTAGAAAATTTAATATTTTCATTTATAAAATCTTCGATTTCAGATTCCTGTAAAGCAGGAGGGTTTTCCAAATTATTAACCGTATAGTATAATATTTGAAGATTTTTATTATTAGCTATTTCTTCAAGAATTAATTTTGAACTATTTGATTCCTTGTTCAAATATGATTCTTGAAGTAAATTATCAATACCTTTTTTTATTTTTATGATTTGATTCATCTTATTTAAAAGTTTATTATATAATTATGTCAATTTATTATTTTTTTTATTCTTCTGGTGGGGTTCCACCTGTTACTTCTTCACCACCTGCTTCAGGTGCTTCTGCTCCACCACCCTCTTCACCACCTAATTCACCACCACCTTCTCCACCTAATTCACCTCCACCAGCTTCACCTTCCATTTCTCCGCCTAATCCACCTCCTAAATCGCTGAAATCACCACCGCCTGCACCGCCACCACCTTCTGCTCCACCAACAGTTGTTCCGTCAGTGTTTTGAGTGTATTCTGCATTTGGCATCCCATAAATCTTATCCACTTCATCGAACAATTTAGTATTTTGAATGATTTGTTCCGTTTTTTGTAATTCGATACCAATAGCTCTTTCAACTCTTTGTTGTAACAAATCTTCTTTGATTTCATTGTCAGTGAAATTAAGAATTAATTTCTTCGCTCTTGCATGTGACATAGGTGCGATACCATCAGCAGCTATTTCCACAGCCGCCTTGTAAGTATCTAATTTTTGAGTTAATAACTCCATCCTTAAAACTTCTGCTTGTATAGATGGATTATTTAAACTTAAAACAAAATTACCACATTCTTCCTCTAAACCCAAAGCGATTAGATGAACCATCGCAATTTTATTTAACTCTTGTAAACAACATAATTGGATCCTATTAACAGTTTTAGCAAATCTAATATCCTGCATTGCCAAAGATTTTCCTTCAGCAACAGATTCCTCGAAATTCAAATATGTTTTGGGTACCCTTAAAGCAGTTACCAATAGTTTCAAATCATACTCAATATCAGCAATATCTAAATTAGTTTGACCCTGTATTGTATCAATTTTTGAACCATCATTGGCATCACGAATTGGAATAAAATAATCTTGGTCAATACCCAAAACATTCATCTTTAAATCTTCCTGCCCTGTTTCTGGGTCAACTGTTTTCTTCCTTTTATATCTATCGGCAATGCTGTTAATATATTGACCAACATCGTTAGGGTCAATATTACCTATATTAATGTAAAATACCCTTCTATCGCTCGCTCTTATTAAACGGATGGTTCTCATAGCATCCTCTGTTAAAAGAAGATTACGCCAAAATCTACGTGCCTTTTCTAAGATGGATACACCATAAGGGATTCTTCTATCATCAATCAAAAGTCTAAAATGTGCAATTTGCCAATCTTTAAATTCAACGGTTCTAGATGTTCTCCATTTAAAAATAGTACCACTTTTTTTCTCTGAAATGATATAATCTAATAAATCATTATCTTCCCTTTCGATTTCAATGGTGGGCAACTGTTTACAATTTATAATACCTAAATCTGAATCTACATCTAAATAAACAAAATTATCGCCATACTTGCACATATTCCTCATCCACATGCCAATATTCATATTGATATTTAATTTATCGTAGAACATTGATTCCAATTCTTTTTTTACCCTTTCACTCTCTGAATAAATGTTCAATACATTACCCTTCTCATTCGGCTGGGTGCATTCTTCCATAAAAATATCTAATGCAGCACCTATAATAGGATACTCCTCCATTTTTTCATAATCGTAATAAGAAGGAATCCTACGGGCTTCATTTTGAAGAACTTGATACTTTATTAAAGAAGTAGCTTTATTCCACAAACTTCTTATATATGAAGACTGTTGCTTCTCTAATTTTTTTACTTCAATATCTTTACTGTCTTTACTTCTTAACAGTTCTCTATCTACACCTACCGTTTGAGTATTAAAACTTTGACCTCCTACTACGGGATTTTCTTTACCTCCAGAAAAGAAGCTAGTTAATTTTTGATATACTGTTTGCCTTGAATTATTTTCAGCCATTATTTGCTATTTTTTATATAAATATAAGAAGTTATTTTAAAAGCCAACCATAATTGGATATATCCACACCATCCTGTCTTAAATATTTATTATTTCTTGATCTGACAGCTTCTTTCGTATTTGTTGAATTGTCTACTCCCAACCAAGCATTTAACATTTGTTTGGATTGTTCTTGTGCTGATTCCATTTGTTTAAAGGAAGTTTCAAACAACCAAAGTGCTCCTGCTACTGCTGTTATACAATCATCGTTGAAACCTCTCATGTGGTCAGGTCTTCCGTTTAACCAAACATAAGTTTTAAGTTCACCTATTAATCTAATAGATTTAATTTTAAATGTGTCTGTCTCAACATAATTTACAAAACGTTGAATGATTTTGGGTCTACTCATCCCACTAAATTTCAACCCCTTTGCTTCACCTTTTTCATCTTTTTTCAGCAACTTAAAATTTAAACGTTCCAAATCTGTTATTAAATTTTCACCGTAACCGCCTGTAGTATCAACATCCGTAATTGCATTGAACATTTCACACCAGCGTTTCACAATAGGTGCAAAAAATTCAGATTTTAATTTACCTTTATATTCAGCAGCTTGTACACCTGTTGTTGTATTTACTATTTCAAGTGAAGAATAATCATCGCCACTACCCGTAGAAACATCTGCAAAGGCACAATAATTATGCCCTTCCTTGGGATATTCAAATATCCACATATTTTCTTTTTCTTCAGCTTTCTCAATTGGATCGCAAACATATTTTTCTTCATGTCTTTTTATGTGTTCAACATCTATCACGTTATGCCCTGACCCATCGAATTTACATAAAAGCTCTTGGTTAATTAATCGTTTATCATTATGTAGAATAGCACATTGTTGTTTGTACCAATCTGATTCTGGAATCCATCCTTTTTTGAACTTAATAACCATCTTTTCATTGTCGTATTCTATTTCCTTTTCTTCGATTAAATTCCCGTCTTCATCTTTATATTTCCAAACCAAATTTTTATTATACCTCGGATCTTGGAAATAATACATTTCATGGACTGTAAAATTATTGGTCCCGTTACTAGAAATTGTTTCAGAATATGTTTTAAAGAAAATAGGGTCAGTACCCATCGGGGTTGAAATCAAAAACATTTGTCCTGCGACGTTTGAAGATAACGCCATCATTGCAGAACCATACATTAATTCACCATCTGTCTTATCAATGTGTGCGGCCTCATCAATAACAATTATTCTAGGCGACGATTGTCCCCTGACAGCATCTTTACTTGTTGCAACTGCTGATAAGTGACAACCATTTTTTAATTTAATTGATTTTACAGACCCCTTACCTATAATATGGCCGTCCAACTCCTTACTGTTATCATAATTTTCTCCCCAAACCCATCTTGGAACCTGTGATAAAAACTCTTTTATCTTTGCTAAAAAATCTTCAGCCTGCTTTCCTTTGTTAGCAACAATGATTACCCTAAAAGGGTTATCCGAAGAGGTTAAAGCACAAATAGCCGCAATATAAGCAGCTGTAACAGTAGAGATACCAGCTTGACGAGATTTATTTACAAGAACATGCTTTTTATTTCTATATATGTCTATTAATTCTTGTTGCTTTGGGAATAATTCAAACTTAACAAATTTTTCTTGACTAGCATCAAATGTCTGAAAACAATCTTGGATTAAATTAACAGGATCCTCTAAATAACTTATATATTTTATAGCTAACGACTTCTTATCCATATTTTTATACTTTGCTATAAATATAGGTTAAAAAAGAAATGTTCGGCAAACACAAGGTTCACCGAACATTATTATCATTATGGTTTTAAAATCTTTTTATGCTCCTGCAACGATAGTTGAAGTGAATGTGATTGAAGGATTCAATGTTGACAATTCAGCAATGTAAAGGTTGTGAAGCTCTGTAAGAATATCTTTTCCTGTAAATTCTACATCAGCATAATTTTTAGGCATAACAGCAAAACCCACAAAATTATATGTTTCAGGGTGTTGAACTGCATCTGTTCCTGTTTCTGGATCAGCAGGTGTTTCGTGTGCAGGGTTAATTGTTACAGGCTGCAACCAAGAATTTAATGCGCCTTTTGATGGGGTTGAGAAATAAATGATAAAGCCTTCAACCTTGTTTGATGTGATTTGATCTTCACCTAGTACGATGTTATTTTTATCGAATTTAATCATGGTTTATTTTTTTTATTATATAAATATATCTGTTTTTTGTTTTTTGGAGGGTTGGACGGCGAAAATGATTAAATTGTTGGATTATTTAACATATATTCGCTTTCATATAATTCGTCCATACCAAAAATGGTGTGCTTTTTTGTGTCAGGCTTTGGCCATACAATATAAGGGGCATAATTGGGATTCGGTTCATCTTCCCATAGAATGTCGACGGCGAATTTATCTGATAAAACAGCTTCTTGGATGATTGTACCATCTTCACCAATAATTGCTGGTGTCAACTCCAAATGACCAAGTGGAATTACTGCGACCTTATTGTACGATGGAATTGGTGAGGGGATTTCCACGCCGTTTTCATCAAATGTAGGCAGTGGGGGTGGCACAATTCCGCCGTCCACCCCTACCATCTCATCATAACTATTAAATTCGTATTTTAAATACCTCATTCTAATTAGGCTCTAAATTTTCTGGTTGTGCTGGTAAAATCTCATATTCAATAGGCTCTCCTAAAATTGGAGTTAAAGTGTCATTGAATACGATGTAATAAATGTTGTCTGTTTCATAATAACTGTAATCCACCCAAGAAGATGTTACACAACCTTCCTTGGGATACCCATAATAAGAATCACAGCTTTGCTTTGCGTTAATCGCATCTTGTTCGGTTTCAAATTTGTATATAAGCATAATTTATAAATTTATGTTTTTTTAATATATTCTGTAATAGTTGTTTATGTTGTTTGAAATTGCATCTTTATTTGTTGAATTTACATCTGTAAACCAGATAATTATTTCTTGTGAGTAACCACCTAAGTTAAAACCACCGATAGAATAATCGAATAAAGTCAAATTTAACCAAGGGCTAAGATTTATTGAACCTTGTAAAAAAGATAAATGAGTTATGTTATCACCAAAAGCTGTAAAATACTGATCTCTTGTACTTAGTGATTGTATGTTATTATTTTTAAAAATATTGTTTATAGTAAAACTATTAGAAGTACTTGAAGTAGAACCACTTTGAAGGATAAAAACCCATCTAGCTGCACTTGAATTATCAGAATATAATATACCTTGAGTATCATTAGTTTTTAATACAGAGAATGATTGAAAAGGCTGACTAAGAGGCATGGTTACAGGTGTTGAAAACCCATCGTCAGTGCCATCTAATAGAATAGCAGGTCTATTATTATCAGGGTTTAGAATAATCTTTGAAATACTATCGTATATTTTAGGTTGTTTTGAAGCAGTTGATTGCACTTGATGTCTCCCATTCCCACTCTGATCATACCATGTTGTGACAAATCCATTTCCGCTTCCACAGAAAATTGATAATGTTGATGTATCCAAATCCCCATTACGATTTGCAAAAATATCGGTTTCGGCATTATCGGAAGATCTTCTGACACGAACCAAAGGTCCCGTGTATGCCGTATTCAACGACCTAACGGAATAGGCTGCTGCGGCACCTGAAAAATTATTTAATAAAAATTGTCGTGATCCATCGGCATACAAGTTATAATATGAATTTGTATTTGTTCTGATCAAATTCATATTCGATTCCAAATTGCCATTCCAATACACCACTTCTGCAACTGTGTATGACCATTCTGGTGAATTGGTTGTTGGTGTAGGTGAAAATAAAACATTAGTACTCCAACCATCTCTATTGATATTAATAGAATTAGGTAATAGGTTGTTTCTTCTATAGCTTATAAGTTGTGATACATTGTCATCTATAACACCACCAAAAGTATGTACTTGAGTGATATTGTGTAATTGTAATGATGGAGAAGATGAAGAAAAGGCGACATACTGATTCGTAGCAGCAGGAGCATAATGTCTAAAATTATCAGTGTAATATTGTGCTCTAACACTTCCATTATTAGTCCAAGTAGACTCATATAAAAAAACAGAACCAGAACCAATATATTTACTAACCGTTGATTTCGAAAAAACATTTGCAGAAAATGTATAAGGGGTTGCCAAATTCAAAGCGATCGTTGTTCCTGTTCCGAACAAAATAACAGGCTTTCCCAATTCCTTTTGTGTCACACCGCTAACAACGATAAGGGGTTGATTTGCGGCGGTTGTTTGCCTTAAATGTATCCCATTTATTGATTGGTTATACCATGTTACAACGTGACCGTTTGATGCCCCGACAAATGTTGTTAGGGCTGCTTCATCCAATACATCGTTTACAAACCCTATATCTTGTTCTGTGCTATCCGATGATCTTCTTACCCTTATACAAGGCCCTGTATAGGAATATCTCAATTTTCTAAATGAAAATGCCAAAGCAGCATTTTGAAAGCTATCTATAAACAACGCTGGTGATGTTTCGCTTAACAAATCCGAATCTGGTAATGGTACGGGTGCCAACCACATTCCACGGATATATTTTGGTGTATCCCTGACCGTTGTTCCCATAAATTCCAAGGTGGTTCCTGTAAATGTTGTTCCGCTAACAACCTTTGCGCCATTAACAAAAACATCCGCCGTCGAACCGTTCCATTTTATTGCCGCTTTAACCCTATCGGTGGTGGTATTAAATAATGGGGTTGCAACACCGCCCACATATTTATCAATTTCCAAACGGGATGATCCGCTTGGGGTATTGAATGCAAAGGAATTTGTGGTCCCTGTTGTGGTGTCCCCCAAAAATAATCCCACATCGGAATTATCCCTGACATAAGGCAAATTATTATCCAAATCAACAAACCATGTTCCACCAGCAGATGTAACCGTTTCATTGGTAAATAAAAAATCGCTTAAAAAACTATCTGCAAGCCTTGTTGCTGAAGCGTTTGTTGTTGGTATATAAGAGGTCGCATACGAACCCACCTCCAATTGGGCATTACTAACTGTTCCATTAACCGTCAATGTTAATGTGCCACCCGTGGGCGTAAATGTTAATTGGCTGCGGTTGTTTATTCCTGTGCCTATTAAAACATCTGAAAAGGCACCCGATAATGTGGTGGAACCTGTCCCATAAAAAGAAAATGTATGTGGAACATTTGTTACCGTTATGTTCTGTGTGGGTAATGTACCCCCGCTTAATGCCAAATTTGTTCTTTGGGGTTCCAATAATAAAACGGGTTTATTTGTTGTTCCCAAGGAATAATCTATTGATGGTACATTTAATCTATCTGTGGTTCTTATGTAGGGTTGGACGGCGGAACCTTCAACTAATTGTGCTCCCCAAATATAATAAAATGAACCAACACCTATGCCAGATCCACCAGTGCCACCAGCATAAACATTAAAAGAACTTGCTTGTGTTGTATTCATTGTTACGGTAAGATAAATTCGAACCCAACCGTCTTTATATAATATCGAACCATGTCTGTCAACTGTACCATTAATAACAGATGTGGTATCTGTTAGAAAATTATATGTTATATTACCTATATTACCAGCACCAAAAAAACCAAACTGAAAACCACTACTAGAATCAAAATTACCTTTTTTTATAAAAAAAGACAAAGTATATTTGCCAGCATTACCTCTTAATGCACTTCTTACAATAATAAATGGACTACCTACACATTCAACTTTATCTGCATATTGTGTTCCGTAAGGATCTTGTATGTTTTCAGTTGTAATTACAACACCTGAACCTTTACTCCAATTATTAATATCTTCACTGTTTATTAATAAATTATACGGCACACTCTCCACCAAACCCTCATTATTTATTCTTGTTTTTGTTGATGCTCTTGTGAATGTTGTATCTGTATTTATTGAAGGGGTGGACGGCGAAATGCCATAAATTTTTCCCTCCCCGTATGATGATGGTGATATTACTTTTATTGCCATAAATTAAAATTTATTTAAAAATCTTGAAAGGGGTATGTTATTGTCCAAACCTGTCACGGGTGATAAGATTTCAAGAACTGTTGTGGAATTTAATGGAATGCCATATATCTCGCCATTTGTTCCCAAAACACCACCATACCATTTAACTGATCCAGTTAAATCCCCAAAAGTAGTTGTTGCATTTATTCTTGGATCTATTTCTAAAACAGTGGTAGAATTAGAAGGTATTCCATAGATTTTTCCATTTGGTGCTAAAACACCCCCAACCCATTTACCCGTCCCAGTTAAGTTTCCAAAAGTTGCTATAGTTTGTGTTATAGGGTTTATTTCTAAAACAGTAGTCGAATTATTTGGTATTCCATAGATTTTTCCATTTGGTGCTAGAACACCACCATACCAATTAGTACTTCCAGTTACACTACCAAAAGTAATCGTTGTTTTTGTAACAGGGTCTATTTCTAAGATAGAAGTTGCATTAAAAGGTATACAATAAATTTTACCATTTGCACCCAAAACACCACCATAATATTTACCTGTTCCTATTATATCACCAAAAGTTGTTGTTGTTTTTGTATTAGGGTCTATTTCTAAAACAGTAGTTGAATTATTTGGTATTCCATAAATTTTTCCATTTGGGGCTAAAACACCGCCACCCCATTTATTCGTCCCAGTTAAGTTTCCAAAAGTAGTTGTTGTTCTTTTAATTGGATCAATTTCTAAAACACTAGTAGAATTAAAAGGTATCCCATAAATTTTCCCATTTGGAGCTAAAACACCTCCAACCCAACCAGCGGGAGTTGTTAGATTTCCAAAAGTTGTTGTTGTTTTTGTCAGAGGATTTATTTCTAATATTGTAGTTGAATTATAAGGTATTCCATAAATTTTACCATTCGGTGCTAAAACGCCTCCAATCCACTTAAGGGTACCACTTAAATTCCCAAAAGTATTCACGTCCAAACTCTGATCATAATTGAAATTGGTAGATATATTGCTCATAAACTGCGACATATCATCGGTGGTATAAGGTTGCTTGTTATACACCGAAACGTTTGCTGTTGGACGGTAAATGTTATAATATTTGTTGATTTCCGATTCCAAAAGTTTTCTTTTTGAGGTTTGGTTTGATTGATAAATTATCCATTCCTGTAATGTTCCACTATAGGCGTATGACGCAAACCAAAAACCAAAACCAATATCTACCCAAGCTGATGTATTGGCATTTACATCAGCACGTAATATTTGACCTTTATTGTTTGATAATGCGTTATAGGCTTGAAGCCTAGTTGTTACAGGTGTTAATGTGCCGTTGACATATAATGAAGGGGTACCATAAACTCCTGTTGCTGGACTTACACTCGATGCAACATAATAAGAATATCTACTTGAATTATTGGAATATAAATCATACATACTCATAGCGTCTACATCATTCCTATAATTCATCACAAAAAAGGTAGTTTGGGTGGAGCTACCACTTATACTAGTTGAAAATATTTCATCATCCACCCCATCAAACTTCACAGCAACCCTACCATTCTCAAATATTGTATTACCCGAAGAAACTATTTGGGGCTGACTTGAAGCGGTTGGTTGGACGGCGTTATTGTTGCTCCCACTCTGATCATACCATGTTGTAACAAAACCATCCTTTGAAACCGAATAAATATTGTAAAAATTGTTTATCCCAAATTCAATATTGGCTCTGTTTGAAGACTCATTAGATGAAAAAATAACTATTTCTTGGATATTACCATTTAAGAATGTTGAAGTACCAACATTACCAGCCGCACCTATTATTAAACCGCTTGTATTAATACCATTTCCAGAATCACCCGTTATTAATGCACCGTTAGATAATTTAATTTCACTGTTAGTAGAATTAAATAAACCATAAAGAAACTCTTGTTTATTTAAAGTAGCTGTACTATCATCAAGTAAATTAATGCCAGAAAAAACTCTATATAAATTAATATTACTTGTGCCAATAAAGCCTAACACCTTAATTGGATTAGTATTATAAGGCTGTGATACTATATACGGATTATTTGTAGCTAAACTTAAAATATTAAATACAGTAAATACACTTACCATATTAAGTGTATTAGCATTTATTAAATTATCATTCACCCCGTCAAATTTAATTGTCGGTTTTCCATTATCCAATATCAACGCCCCCTTATCAACTATTTTTGGTTGATTTGCTGCGGTTGATTGGACGGCGTTATTGCCCCCCCTTTGATCATACCATGTTGTTACATAACCTTCACCACCTATTCCTGTTGTAGTTCTATTATATGGTAAAACAGATAAGCCAGAGTAAAGCTGTCTTCCCCATACACTTACACCTTTTGTTACATCTCCAGCAAAAGTATTGTTACCACCTTCAATAGAATATATTAATATTCTTAAAGTCGATGTAGTAGCAGAACCACTAATAGAAACTCTATACCACCCATCAACAGACGTTTCGACAGACCCAATCCCAGTTAAACTTAAAATATTACCATTTGGGTCTATAGTTATTCTTCCACCTGCAAAACCAGAACTAGAAAATACACTTATGTTTCTACCTCCAACAGATTTCACATAAACAGAATAAGTAAAATTTTGGCCTATCACTGCACTAGTATAATCATGAAAAAGAATGTGAATATCATTAGTTACAGTTTCAAAAATTGTATCACCTGTTGTTGTACCGTCAGGTGCAAGTAGATTATTTTCAGTTCTTGTAGTACCCACAAGAATAACGTCACTTAATGATTCAGAATTAGTTACTAAATTCTCCGAACCCACAAAAGAGGTTAATGTTCCATCGGTAATTTCCGTTGGGGTAAAATTTTGTTCCGTGTTATCGGATGATCGTCTTACCCTAACAACGGGTCCGCTATATGTTGATGAAACGTATCGCAATGAATATGCCGCAACAGCGCCGCTTCCATAATCAGCTGGAAGGGTGCTTTCGCCATTTACAAAATTGGTTAAGGCGGTTGTATTCAAATTTCCATTTGCATCGAACCCTATATCTTGTTCTGTATTATCGAAGGCACGTCTCACACGAATTGCTGAACCCGTATAAGCGGACCTTAATTTCCTAACAGAGTATGCAGCAGCAGCATTTGGGACATAATCTAAAAGAAGGGGCTGGTTTATTGACCGTGTGACCTCCGAAAAATCATTCAAATTTTCGAGGGATTCCACAGTTCCGCCGTCCAACCCCACCCTTGAATTGTGGGCTATTACATCTCCATTGTATTTTACTGATTGAAGCATAGATTAATTATAAGTTTTTTTTTAATAGTTTAAAGCATAAGACCCATAATAATTGGTTGAATCATATACAAATGTAAAAATGTCCGTTTTTCCAACAGCAGTTGTTAAGGTTGGAATAATACCACCAGACCATAAAACATTTGCAGGCCATGATACCAAATTAAAACCGCTTCCTCCTTGTGTTATTTTAACAATATACGTTCCAACAGCAGCATTTGAAAATGTTAATGTTGTTGAAGATGAAAGAACAATATCCGCTATATTACCGTTTCTAAATACAACAGATGTGGTACTAGATGAAGCAGTAATAGCCTGTCTCGCACCATTCAATATTTCCCATTCAGTTCCATTATAAACCTGCTTTGAACCAATACTTGTATTGAATAACTCCAACCCTGTTGCTGGTGAAACAATCGCATCACGCTGTGCAGTGGTCATTCTGGGGGATAAGAAACCTTGGGTGGTAGAAGATAATTCTAATATTGATGATGCGTTAGGAGCTGTTGTACCTACACCTATATTACCAGAAAAAGTGATTGTTAGTCTTGGAATGTTGTTTGTTGTAAGAGCTAAGTCACCTACACTATTTCCAGCTAAACCACTAGTTAAACCTTGAGCTGTTAACCTATAACCACCCAATTTAGGTATATTTAAACTGTTAACACCGCTAGTAGTGTTAACATAAACACTATTTCCGATAAAACCGCTTGAATCAAAACCTCCACCAAAATTACCATTAGCTACAACAAATAATCTATTATTATCAGTATAAAAGCCGTTAGCATTTGTACCTATTCTTAGAGCAGGAGTAGAAATAACTCCAACAGATGAACCAGTACCTATTTGAAGTAAACTTTGAGGTGTATTAGTTCCAATCCCCACATTTCCGTCGTCTCTGATCATCAAAGAGTTGCTGTTTCCAAGGGCATTATGGAATTGTGCCGTCCATGTTGTCGTTCCACTTGGTTGAGAACCAACCACCACCAATCTAGCTGTTGACCCTGTTGTACCAACACTCAAGTTACCAGCTAAATAGTTATTTGCTGTACCTGCTCCATAAAGACCCCAGCCGCTACTATTACTCCATTCAATTGATCTCCAGTCAAAAGCAGATGTTAACGTGGGATTTACATGAAGACCACGTGTTGTTCCACTTGCACCCCCTGTTTGATTAATTGAATTACTTACTAAAATCTGATTAAAAGCCGCTGCGCCACTTGTAGGTGCAAATGCTTGATCGAATGTTGCATTAGTTTGAGTACCTGATGTTGCATTTAATACGTTTGCTCCTCTAAAAACAAAACCAGCCTGATTTTGAGAACTAACTGAATGTGAGAACCTTAAAGAAGCTCCTGCCAAATCGGGAATATTACTTCCGTCGTTGTTTACCCAAAAACCTCTATTTAATTGAGTGCCAAAATTTACAACTCCATTGTCAAACACTCTGAAAAGTGCATTACCGTCACTGTTTTGTACCGAAAGTGATACACTCGATGATGTAGTTCCTGTACCCCTAACAACCAATCTAGCTGTTGATCCTGTTGTACCAACACTCAAGTTACCAGCTAAATAGTTGTTTGCTGTACCTGAACCGTACAAACCCCAACCAGTATTATTACTCCATTCAATTGATCTCCAGTCAAAAGCAGATGTTAAAACAGGATCAACAAACAAACCTCTTGTTGTTCCACTTGCACCGCCTGTTTGGTTGATTGTAGTTGTAACCCAAAGTCCAGAGTATGTTGCTGCACCTGATGTCGGTATAAAAGTTGAACGTCCTCTAAAAGTGTATGTATCGCCAGATGATGGACTTATAGATCCAGTAATTGTAAATTCGCCGATATTCGTTGCTGATCCAATCAGTGAGTCTAACAACAAACCCCTACCTGTAATCCCCACAGATGAACCGTTACCTGTAGACATTAATCTTACAGATTCACTTCCAAATTGCAATCGTCCACTATTATCTACTAATAATAATTGGCTTCCACCGCTATTTTGCACAAGTAATGCTGCTGCTGCTGACGTTGTGCCACTTCCCCTAACAACCAATCTCGCTGTTGTTCCTGTGGTACCAATCCCCACATTTCCGTCGTTTCTGATCATCAAGGAATTGCTATTTCCAAGGGAGTTATGGAATTGCGCTGTCCAATTCGAATCGCTTGTATCAGTACCATGCACTTGTAATCTTGCGGTTGGTGTACCTACATTTATACCTGTGTTACCGTTTTGTAATATTTTAAATTGTTCTGTTAAGACACCACTCGGATACGTCCAAAATTGAAAGCCAGTATTAGTGTAAAAAATAGTATTTGTTGTATTAAATTGAGTACCATAAGCTAAATTATTACTGTTATCAATTCGCATCAGATTCACAGTTGACCCACCAGTACTAATTCCTTGTAATGCTTCCGCATTTACACCTAATAAAATTGATCCTTGTACTTGTAACGCTCGTTGTGGTGTTGACGTACCCACACCCAACCTTGTATTTACATTATCCCAATACAAATTGGAATTTCCCTGTAATTCGTTTGTGGATCCGCTTTTCCAAAATGCCACTTGTGTTGCAGTACCACTTCCGCTAACCAAATTAGCAGCAGCAGCAGTTTTGTTTTCCCAAACCTTAAGTACAGAATTGTAGAATAACATTTCTTGATTTGTTATTCCAGATGAAATTAAAACATTATGTAATTCATCTAACTCATATCCGTTTTGGATGGAAACAAATATTGCTCCTTCAGTTGCATGTTGTCTTATACAGAAACCTACTTGAACACCGTGGCTGGGTTGTGTAGGTCTTGTTGTGGTCATACCACCTAATTCTGTATCTGATAACCAAACAATTTTTCCTTCTTCTAATGTGCTGGTATCAATATCTCTAACGTAACCAAAAGTGGTGCAAAGAGCTTTATTTCCGCCACTAGCATCTTCTGTCATTAAACCAAAAACACCTGCTGATTCAGATTCACCTGAAGCTATAGCATATCTAACTAATTTATTTGTACCATCTGAACTAACATAATAAACTACTTTACCATTTTGTAACCCTGCATTATCAACATGTTTTACTGGAACAGGTAATTCTTGACCAATTTGTTGTAACACATTCCCTCCCCCCATCATAAATTCATACGTTCTGTCAGTATCATTCCATCTCAACATACCTTCTTGCATAGGTGTTGATGAACCAGCAGTACTTATTTGTAAATAAGGGGTTGTAACACCACTAGAAGCCAAAGAAAAAGACCCTAAATTAACATTTTGTGTGGCACCAGTATAAGGTACATATCCGCTAACTGTTACACCAGAAAGTGATAATGTTCCACCGCTAAGTAAGAAATTAGACCCTAAAGCAACATTTGATATATCTCCATTAGCATCTCTACCTAAAATAGATACAGGTGTACCAGTAGACCCTGTTAAACGCATTGTACCAGCTACTTCAAGGGTTTGGTTGGGTGTAGCTGTACCTATTCCCAAACGGCTGTTTAAATCATTCCAATAAAGAATAGAAGCACCACCAAATGAACCCCCGTTATTATATTGGATATACCCGTCAATACCTGCGGGTGTTCCACCGCCGCCACCACCGCTAACAGTGGTCCAGCTTAGGTTATTATTACCATCCGTTGTGAGGACTTGTCCAGTTGTACCGCTTGTAGTAGGAAGCGTATAAATAATATTATAAGTTAAGTTACCAGCTACGAATCCAGTATAAGGAGTATTAGAATCGGTGCAACAGCTACCAGATGATGCTAAATAAATTGATTCGAGTAAAGTAGGGCAACAAGGGATTTTTATACCCTCATTGAAATATACCACATTGGCCATATTTAGTTTTTTATTATAAATATGTTGGACGGCGAAAATGGTGGATTTTTGTTGGACGGCGAAAATGACCGTTTTATATCATATGGTTCCGTAAAATTATGAAATTTAATGAATCTCAACAACTTTACATTCTTTTCCAATTTCTTTCCCTCTTTTCAGGGGTTTTCCAGAGCCTAGTGGCTTACTGTTCATTGGCGTTGATTCGGGCGAACTCAACCCTATTTTTAATTTTAAACCTTCTTTTAGAATATTGTTTGCTGCATTAATATCTCGATCATGTTCAGAACCACAACTTAAGCATGTCCAAAAACGATCATTTAATTTCAAATCATCGTTTTTTGCACCGCAACAGCCGCATTGTTTGCTTGAAGGAAAGAATCGGTTTATTTCAATCACTTCTTTATTATTCCAAATTGCTTTGTATTGAAGTATCGATTTAAACCTATACCAACTAACGTCTT